TGTATTCTTTGTCACAAAAACGACAATTATGCAGTTGGGGATTTTTAGGGGATTTTTTTGTAACATTTGTAACTTTTAAATGTTTTGCAGTCGTCAAATGTTTTGAATAATCTTTTTTGTTACTAGTTTTGTATTCACACTTCTCACAAAAATATCGTGGGATTTTCTGGGGATTTTTTTGTAACATATGTAACTATATTTATGTTACACAAAAATCCCCTAAATTGATTTTTAACAAAACTATAAAAAAAGTTGTGCAGCCAAACTGTATTTTGAAAAACGCGATTTACTGCATTATGCTATGAACACAAAAAGTGTGTTTTTGCAAGAAAAAACTTTTCTGAGAAAATGAAAATTGGACATTTTTAAAAATGTCCAAAAGTGCAAATCTGAAAAACTTTTTTGTTTTGTAAAAAAACATGCACTTTCTATAATTTCTATTTTATGGTTGATTTTTCTTGATATAGCTAAGGTAAATGACATTTACTAAGGACCCCATGTCTTACATCATTTGGTATTCGCTCTCTGTTCATTTATTGCTAATTTTTTATTTTGTATCATCAATATAAGAAATATTCATGTTAAAAATCGCACATCGCGGTTATTCTGATAATTGTGGAGATAACAACATTCCCTCGTTTTTAGAAGCGGTTTATTATGGATTTGATATGATAGAAATGGATATTCAATTATGTAAAACAGGCGAAATCGTAGTGTACCACGACACATATTTACATGATAAACCTATTTGTGAGTATACATTAAAAGAATTGCAACAGGAAGATATTGTAGATTTAACTACTGTGTTTGATGTAATAAAAATAGAAACAATAAAATTTTTTCTGGATATCAAAGGAAGTTGCGATGTAATATATCCACTGATTGATACATTGCGCTCACGGTTTTCAACTAGACAATTGCATCGCATTTATATTAGCGGGTTTAATCGGCAGTTTATAAAACCCTTATTAGAGTCTAAGATACCTGTAAAAATTGGTTTATCAATATGCAATTCGTTTGAAAAAGAGGACTTAGCACGTTTATCAAAAAATATGGATTTTGTATGCATGGATTGGTTGTCATTAAATCATGAAAATATAGAAATGCTTCACAAAAACGGTATTTTTGTATATGCGTTCACGTGTAGTGCGGATTATATATTGCAGCATATGAAACAATACAAATTAGATGGTATCGTAAGCAATCGCATATTATAAACCACGTCAGAGTAACCACGTCAGAGTAACCACGTCAGAGTAACCACGTCAGACATACACCATATATGGTAACAAACACGTAATAACAATATAAAAACTTTAGTAGTAATATATATATATACTATGCGAACTATTTTATGTTTCATTCTTCCTCTTCTGGCTGGCGCTTTACGCGCTACGTCACCCTTTCTTTACACCCCAAAAGAAGTGGTCATCCGCGATTCTGCGCCACCTTTTGAAAAATTTGATCCATTTCAGTTATCGGAAGACGATACGCGTCTTGTTTTTTATAGAGAAGCCGAATTAAAGCATGGTCGCATTGCGATGATTGCTTCTACAACAATTCCTCTAGTAGAGCAATTTACTCATAAAGCCGGTATTCACGAGTTTGATAACTTGCCGACGAATGTAAAATTATTGATTGTTGGAACCATGTTTATGTCTGAATTTTCATCTATGTTCCGTGGTTGGGAAAATCCTACGGAGAAACCATTTACTCTTCGTCCATACTATCAACCCGGCGATTATGATTTCAATACGATTGATTTGACTACTGAAAATAGTGGTGAACTTCTGGATAAAGAGTTGAATAACGGTCGTCTGGCAATGATTGGTGCATTAGGTATGATTACCCAAGAACTAGTTACAAATGCCCCCTTGTTTTGAATAAAATTGAAACAAACACAGATTATCCGTGTATACTAGAGAATAATCAATCAAACATGAGTCAGCTGAAAAAACAAACGCTTCGGAACGCATATGACATCATTTATAGTGTAGATATAAATGATGTATGTAATACAAGTCTTCGTGATAGAATCAATACATATAAAACAAAAAGCAAGTTAGATGAATTAGATACAAAAATAAGAGAGTGGACAAACGCCATCCCAACTAGACATTTCGGTGAAGAATGCCCCATATGTTATAATCCGTTTGAACAAACAAACTATATCCTTCCAAAGTGCGGTCACAAAGTATGTTTAGACTGCTTTAAAAATTGTATCTTATCCAAAAATACAAACACCAATGAGTGCTGTATGTGTAAACAATGTATATTATAAACAAAAATATCTTGCTGTATATTACTATACATGAAGTCTATGCTGTATTTTTTATTTCTGTGCGTTTATTTATGTAAATGCGCGAATGCGAATAATGCGTCAGCCATACACTTAACTTATGGCAACTTTGTTTTAGTAAAAGACACGATTGATGAGGATGTAGCAAATAGTTTTATTTACGAATTGAATCAAATGCCTTCCAAAGAGAACGTCATCGTATATTTAGATACAAATGGTGGCTCTGTAGAACATGGAAACAAAATGTTAGCCGAGATTCAAAAATACAATTTGGACTGTATTGCCGAACGTGCTTATAGTATGGGGTTTGTGTTGTTACAGGGGTGTAATCGTAGATATATAACTCCATATGGCCGAATTATGCAACACCAAATAAGCTATGGTATACAAAACGAAAAAGGGAAGGTGGATAGTTATGTAAATTTAATTGACCAAATTGAGGAGGAGCTGGCGACCATGCAGGCATCCAAAATAAATACATCGGTTGATGCGTTCAGGTTGAAAACGATGAATGATTGGTGGTTGATTGGTAAAAATGCGGTAACCAGTAACTGCGTGGATGAAATAAGACATGTATATTGTGAACCAGCATTAACAAAAATGAACTATACCACGTCATATGGACCTTATTATGCGGTGTATTCTAGATGTCCACTGGTATCCGAACCAATTGATACCTATATTGTCCCCGTGAAGAAATAATAGTTATTTACGCAGAATAAATATAAAAATTTTTTATTTGCTTATACAATAATGGCTCTAAAAACTACTACATTGAATACACAACAAGACCTATTATTAGATAGCTTGAAGGATTTTTATACAAATACCGATAACTTAAAAAAAATAACAGATATTGTAAATGGTGAATCAAATATATCGTTACGCATCGTAGACTGGTTTGTAACAAATTATGCGAAAAAATATTTCATTGTTTACGAAATACCTATGATATTGGGAACAAAAGAAGAAAATGTGCGTTTCAAGGTATATAATGAATACAAATTGAAACTAAAAGCATACTCAAAGAAGAGATTTGATCCGTTTTGTAGATGGGATCGTATTTCCATCCCATACAATGAGACAATGTATATGGAAACAACCATTGGACAGTTAAATTTTTTCAAATGGGCATTGGAGCACAATGTGATTGATTATATCGGACAAAACTACAAACATATTGAACAAGATATGAACAATCGTAACAGTACGTCAAAAAGGAAGGAAAGCATAGATGAATCAAAACCATGTGAAAAGGCGAAAACGCGTAAAAAAAGGGAAGAATTGTCAATTTCTGCTTGTAAATGTATTAAGAAGGAGAGTGTAAAAATAATAGTAAAATTTAATTAACATATATAGTTATCGTTTTATTCGTTTATTTTACGGGAAATCTATTGCCCAGTTTTGATAGTTAACATCACGGTTTGTATTGGGTTCTTTCGTTTTATGTAATCGCTCCGTGACAAAATCGCTTATCTTAGTTACCCATTCGTTTCCTTCGTCGTTATTATGATTCACATCTTTATTAGTATCTATAATTAATACAGGTGTTTCCAAATCTTTATTTTTTAACCACGTGTCATGATAATTTTGACAACGCTGTAAATATTCTAGCTCGATATTCGCTTCCCCGTCGCGAGAACGCTTTTTGATTCGTTCTAAGCAAACATCCGCATTTGTATCTAAATATACATAGCCAGTGGGTGTATATAAATCTTTGTGGTCGTTATAAAAGAGATTGTAAATTTTATATTCCATTTCGTTCATTACCCCATCATCGTGCAACATTTTAGCAAATATGTTTGCGTCGGCCTCAATTGAACGTTCGCAAATAATCACTTTACATTGTGGATTGTTATCGATCGCACTTTTAAGATTCGCAATTCGCGTGCAACACGCCATAATTTGGAAAGGAAATGCGTATTTGGTAGAGTCTTGATAAAAGTGTTTTAATATCGTCGTATCATTGCTATCTTTGATGGTATCCCATTTGTCTATGGGTTCTTTTAGAAATAAAACACTATTTTTATGATGAATTTCTAATACATCCTTCAGTTTTTGTAAAATAGTAGACTTACCAGTCCCAATATTGCCTTCAATATTAATAATCAATGGAAACACCATATTGTTGAGTTATATATAATGTTCATACAAAAAAATAATTATTCAATTTTCTACTATCATGATGTTAACACCAAATTTATATTCTGTATAAAATATATATTAGGATGTCTGAAAAGGCTACTACTCAAGTTGTAAGGCGCAGTTCTATTGACGAGCTTGCCGAGAACATTCAGGTTACAATGTCTGACCAAGATTTCAAACAAAAGTCTGCTGTGTATATCGGGTTCCTGTTGGAATTATATCGTGTGATTATGGGTTCCATGTTGGTGATATTTGTTCCTCAGAACTGTGGAGACCACATATGTGGTATGTTTGAGAATACCACGGTTGTGTCCGAGGTGTATACCACAGCTATTGTTATGAACGTGTATTCGCTCGTTTGTTTTCTGATTATGTATACTGTGGAAATTAAACGCGAAAACATGTTAATATCTTATTTAGAGGTTGATAAGCATCTGCCTTTTGACAACGATTCCATTGAGGATGCGTTAGTCAAACTTCCCGATGATAAACACGCGTCTATATTGGCGTATGATGGCTACTATTTACATTCTGGATATCTTGCTCTTTCTGCATTTGTATTGAATGCGGGGATAAGTGGATATGTCGTGTTCGTCAACTATTTAGATGATAAGACAATGACCGTTTACCTTACCAATATTCTATTCATGGCATTAAAGGTAAAGGAAACATATGATATTGTGAACACCAAGAAAAACATTTTTTATTCTGCGTATCTGACAGATAGAATTCAGTTTAATGCGGTGGACAAAGACCACATGCTAGAGACCGAAGACAGTTCTCTGACGACTTTAGAAAGTCAGTCTGTGAGTATGTTGAATAACGCAGGTGACGACAATAGCGAGTAATCTCGTTGTTTTTTGGGAGGAGAGTTTTGCTGATAAATCTTTAAGGGTGTATATCAAAATATTCAAAATATTCAAAAAAATATAAAAAATAGGGGCGTAGATATCTAACTATCGTATGGGTTCTCCTATTAGACCGGAGTGGGATGATTATTTCAAAGAAATTGTTCAAGTCACTTCCAGGCGTTCACCTTGCAAACGACTTCAAGTGGGATGTTTATTTGTAAAGGACAATCGTATAGTGAGCCAAGGATACAATGGTTTTTTGCCGGGATGTTCTCATACAAGCATTGTGCGAGATAATCACGAACAAGCAACCATTCATGCGGAACAGAACGCATTATGTGATTGTGCGAACAGAGGAGTATCCTGTAAAGGATGTGTGGTGTATATAACACATTATCCCTGTTTGGTTTGTGCTCGGTTAGTATTAGCGGCAGGTATATCGGAAGTGCGATATATAGATGATTACAAGAACGACGAGCTGGTGAAATATTTCGCTTTGCAGAAAAATGTAAAAATTACAAAGATATAATTATACAAAATGATTGCGTAGTGAAAAATATAGAAACAACTTCTTAACATTTATATCAAATGAATGTTAAGCCAAATTTTTAAAAAAGAAATACAAACCGTCTCTTTTGAAGACATACAATATGCGATTAATCATCCAGACGATTTCCTGATGATAAACACATTAAGCGAGAATGAACAAGAGTATGTGATCAATACTACCATGTATTACAAACACGAGGAAGAAAAGATAAATGCATTAATGAATCAGTATGATTTCTCGGGGAAAAAGATAATTATATATGGGGAAAACAACAACGACAAGTCAGTAGAAAAGAAATACCATCAAATAACATCGCTTGGTTTTCAGAAGGTCTTTATATACTCAGGTGGACTGTTTGAATGGTTATGTTTACAAGATATTTATGGTAACGAACCTTTCCCAACAACGAAACAGTTATTGGATATTTTAAAATACAAACCAAAACCGCGTTTTTAGCCCCAGCTGGCAGGTCGGTGTTTCTTTCCTCCGTCGTAGAAAACCGCAAAGTTCTCATCTACCAACCACCCGTTGATATGTTCTTCGCCCAAATATATGTCGGCTAAAATGCGACCATATTTTTCGTTTGCTACGTTACGAAGTTCCACCACTTTCCCCATAATTCGCTCAGAAAGAGCATCGCGAACAAAATACGCCAATTCCTTTTCTGCCTCCGTCTTTCCGCGAATTTCAGGCGTATCAATGCCGTTCAACCTAACAGAGAAGCGGTATATTGGACCAACTGTGTTAGGTAGGCGTGCAGCAATGGTGATGGTATCTCCATCATATACTTTGATAACTTTACCATATTGAATTGGATAAACAAATGGAATGGTATCATGATAACTAATCTCGCTCAAATACGAGGTGTCCATACTATATCATATAAACCGTGCAAGTATTTAAACCATTTATGAACCTATAAAATTGATTTAAACCTATAATCATTATAATATGATAGTGAACAATTACATTATAAGCAAAGTAAGAATGGATCTTAAACAGAACAAGTTATCTCGCAGTGAATGGGAATCCATTGAGGTTCCCTCTTCAACAGAAGAAAAAGAGATTTTGAAAATGATGATAGGTGGATTTCATAATGTAAATATACATACCAATAAAAACCAATCCTTGTTTTCATTTACCAAAATAGAAAAAAACGACGAAACCGAAATGTTGTTATACAATCGGTATTTCAAGGAGACGCTGGAAAAAAGTATAAAAAAATACGGTAAATATGTAAAAATAAATACAAACATTTCTGGAAATGCATTGAAGAAATTGAAAAGCGCAGATATGATTCGTATTACCAACTTGGAAGCCAATATTAACGAAAACAAACAACACATATATGAGTTTGTATTACTAGAGATGTTTCACGATTTATTGAAAAACCTACACAAAAATAAACCCCAATTCGCACTATATTTGTATACTATCAGACAACTAGAACAAAACAGTATTCAACATATAAACACCCACGTATTAACCATCATAGAGAAATATTTGAAATACGCGGAAGAAAAGACGAGTGCGGACGACATTATGAACAACGCCTATAACTTTATTGAACGCAATGCGTATTTACTGAAATACCAAGACTTGACGCTATTTGAACATCAGCAAAAATTGTTTCAGTTATTTGATTCACAAGAAGACGGGGAATCCAAATTGGTTCTGTATACTGCTCCCACGGGAACTGGCAAAACAATTTCACCAGTGGGATTGTCAGAAGGCAAGCGTATTGTATTTGTTTGTGTAGCGCGTCACATTGGACTGGCTCTAGCGAAGGCATGTATTTCAGTAGAAAAGAAGGTAGCATTTGCGTTTGGATGCAAAGACGAATCGGATATTCGTCTACACTACTTCTCGGCAGTGAACTATACAAGAAACCGTCGTTCAGGAGGCATTGGTCGCGTAGACAACAGCATTGGAACCAATGTAGAAATCATGATATGCGATGTTCAATCCTATTTGACTTCTATGGAATATATGATGCGATTTAACCCGGTAGACAAGTTGGTGACTTACTGGGATGAGCCGACAATTACAATGGATTATGACGATCATGAACTGCATTCCATTATTCATCGCAACTGGAAAGAAAACAAGATACCGAATATGGTTTTATCGTGTGCCACATTGCCAAACGAACAAGAGTTGAAAAGCGTATTTGCCGATTTCCAGGGTAAATTTGAAAATGCGCAAATTCACACGATTAATAGTTATGATTGTCGCAAGTCAATACCTATATTGAATAAAAGCGGCTTTGCGGCACTGCCTCATTTGTTATATGATAATTATGCCGATATTCTGGATTGCGTGAATTACTGTAAAGAAAATTTGACACTATTGAGATATTTTGACCTACAAGAAATCATTCGTTTTATTAAATACGTAACGGCAAATGAATATATCTTGTCGTCAGTCACATTTGAATCCAACTTTAAAAATATAGTAGACGTCACAATGAATTCTATCAAGTTGTATTATTTGGAGGTGTTGTCTCATTGTAAACCAGAGTGCTGGGAAAAGATTTATAATTATATGAAAAACACACAATTGTCTCATCTAGACAGCACTACGCAAAATGGACTTGGCAAGACAAAAAGTGAGTCAAGTTATTCAAGTTCATCCGCATTGAAACGAACAAGTAGCATGTATGATGAATCGTCAAAAGTGTCAGCAACCAATTCAAATAGCAAAGGTATCTTGTTGACTACGTCAGACGCACATACCCTGACGGACGGACCAACAATCTTCCTATGTGAAGATGTGAAGAAGATAGGAAACTTTTATATCCAACAATCCAATATTCCGACGGTGGTGTTTCAAAGTATATTACACAATATTTCCAAGAATGATGACATTATTAATAAGATTACTTATTTGGAAGGAGAAATCGCAAACAAAGAAACGAAAACATCCGCAGATAACGAATCCACAAGCGCGCGCGAAAGTGGTAGATTGTGTCACGAATCGCAGCAATGGATGAACCAAATAGAAAAAAT